AAACCCCAAACCCATGAAAACCACACCAACCGATTTCCGACGCTGGCAGATTCACATCCGCAAGGCTTGCGTCAACTGCAACCGCCCCGACAAAAGCGAAACCATTAAGGCGTGGTCCGTGAACTGGACCCTGCTCGGTCGAATCCTACAAGCCAAAAACGCGTGACCATGGAATGGGTAAAATGCTTGGACCGTATGCCGGAACCTTACGAGCCAGTCCTGATATTCACAACCGACCGCAATCAAGCCTACGCATGGCTGGGCGACGGCCGTTGGTACTACGAACACCAAACTTGGTTCCTGACCGAAGTTAGCCATTGGATGCCCCTACCCCCAAACCCGTTTTAACATGGACCTAATCTCACGAACCATTCTCGGATACACCGCAGAGGTTGTTGGGGTCAACCCCGATGACATCTTGAGCGAAGTCAAGACCCGTGAACTGGTCCTTGCTCGGTCCATCTTCGCAGACATCGCCTACTCGGAATACCTCTACACCTACTGCCAAATCGGGCGTATCATCAAGAGGAACCACGCAACGGTCATGCATAACCTCGAAATCCTTGCGATAAACATGAGGGCAAGGCCGGACATCAAGTTTCTGCGTACACAAGTTTTAAACAGGACGAGAGATTTTTTGCAACATTAGGAAGAACCCCCGCCATCTTTGCGTGAGTGAACGCAGAGAACGTCGTCCTTGACCTGTATCGCAGCGGAGAAATCCGCAAGGCTTGCCTCACCATTACGGGGGGCAATCCGCTTTGGAAGGACCTCGAACAAGAGGTCGTCCTGATTCTGCTCGAAAAAGACCCCGACAAGATTACCAAGATGCAGGTGCAGGGATACCTGCGATTCTACATCGTCCGTTTGATTATGAACCTGTACCGGGGCAACAATAATCAATTCGCCAAGAAGTACCGTCATCACGACGAGAGGGTCGAAGTGGACCCCGAAACCCAAGAACTAAGCAAGGACTACGATTCCCTGCTTGACGACCTTTGGGCCATCGCACAAAGCGAAATGGACTCTTGGGCCAAGGACGGAGCGTTCCCGTACGACAAGGAACTGCTCAACCTGCTCATGCAGACCGGGAATATGAAGGCGATGTCCCGGGAAACGGGCATCCCTTATAGGTCCATCATCTACTCCATCGAACAGGCCAAGGCCAAAATCAAAACCGCAATCGAGTCCAATGGATATACTGGTCTATCCCATCCTGATTAGTGCGCTTGCGACCCTTGCAGTCGTGGAGTTCCGGGTCCTGCCCCAGTGGTTCTACGCTTTGCCCTTTGCGAAGCGAAAGCCGTTTAGTTGCATGACCTGCTTCGGCTTTTGGCTTGGCTTTGCCCTGACCCTGCCGACCTGCCAATGGTACTTGGCCCCTATCCTCGGCCTTGCCACATCTGCCACCGCAATCCTACTCCGAGAATGGACCTTCAAATGACCAACGACCAATTCATAGTGGCCCAAAAGCATCGCAAGTATTGGGACCAATATGTGGCATCCCTAACCATGCGACTGCCACCCGATGCCGTTGGGGAACTGCAAGCCATCCTGACCGCTCACGGACGACCGCCCACGAATTGGTGGTGCGCTGACTGCGTAAAATCGGCTCTCCAATACATTTACCTTCAAGCGGACCTGTTCCTCGAAGTCAACCAAAACACCGTTACAATCCCACTAAGCAATGCCCCTACCAATTCCGAAGGATAACGAAAGCAAGGAAGGCTTTATCGGTCGTTGTATGTCCAACAACGAGGCCAATGCAGAGTTCCCCGATACGGCTCAACGGCTTGCCGTTTGTGGCTCAACGTGGGAGAATCACAAAAGGCAGCAGTTCGAGTCTTACTCCGACTACGGTCAAGAGATTCGCTCCAATGCCAAGCGAGGGATAGAACTCAACGAAAGGAACGGGAACAAGTGTGCTACTCAAACAGGCAAGGTCCGGGCGCAGCAACTTGCCAACGGGGAAGCCATCTCGGTGGAAACCATCAAGCGGATGCACTCCTACCTATCAAGGGCAGAAACCTACTACGACAATGCAGACGACACCTCCGACTGCGGTTACATCTCGTACCTACTTTGGGGAGGCAAGTCGGCTCTCTCTTGGAGCAGGAACAAACTTCGGGAACTTGGCGAACTCAAAGGCTAAGGATGACGAAGCCCAAGTGCAGGCTCGGATGGATTCGCTCATGATGGTCATTACAACCCTGTGCGACTGCATCGGAGCGGTGGACGATTCCAATGCCCCGAACCAGTACGAAGTGAAAATGAAAATCGTAAACAAGATAAGCGACCTAATCGACAAAATCGAATACTAATGCAACGAGTACCCATAGGCACAATCAAGAACAACCCGAACAACCCAAGGGTCATCAAGGACGACAAGTTCAAGAAACTCGTGCAGTCTATCAAAGACCTGCCCGAAATGGCCGAGGTTCGCCCTGTTGTGGTTAATACCGATATGGTCGTGCTTGGGGGTAACATGAGGCTCAAGGCCATGCGTGAGGCTGGATGGAAGGACGTGCCGATTCAAGTCGTGGATTGGGACGAAGACAAGCAAAGGCAGTTCATTATCAAAGACAACGTAAGCGGAGGGGAATGGGATTGGGAGATGCTTGCGAATGAATGGGATACCGAGGAACTGCAAGAGTGGGGTCTTGACCTGCCCGACTTTGACAACGCCAAGGAACTGGAAGCGGAGGAAGATGACTACGAGATGCCTGACGAATTAAAGACCGACATCGTGCTGGGCGACCTGTTCGAGATTGGCCCGCATCGTTTGCTTTGTGGGGACTCAACGGATAGCGATGCCGTTGCGAAGTTGATGGATAATAAAAAATGGGATTTAATGGCAACAAGTCCGCCGTATAATCAAGGGGAAAGTAATGGAGACTTGATGCATACAAAAGGACTTGGCGTTGGCAAAAAACAAGCAAGTCTGTATAATCAAAAGAATAGCGACAATAAAACGGCTGAAGATTATTACAAATTTTCAATAGATATACTCAAAACATCTTTTGTTTTTAAGAACGATGAATCTCATGCGGTTTGTTGGAATATCGCATATAATTCAAAAAGTCGAGACGATTATGGTAAAATAGTCTTTTCAAATGATAATCCATATAGAGTAAAAGAAACCTTAATTTGGGATAAAACTCACTCTATAAATCTGCCTCAAATTGGGATATATTCAAGAAGATGCGAATTTGTTTTTGTAATGAGCAGTAATGAGAAATACAGGACAAGTCAAACATATAATGACTGCCGTTGGAATTATTGGCAAATAAAATCATCGGGGTCTCAAATTACTGGAGAGAGCATAGAACATAGGGCCGCATATCCCGTTGAATTTGCGTCTAAAATGGTTAGTGATTTTTCGTTAGAAAGTGATTTAATCTATGAACCATTTACAGGAAGCGGAACTACAATGGTCGCAGCCCACCAACTCAACCGCAAGTGCTACGGCATGGAACTTGACCCGAAGTACTGCCAAGTCATCGTGGATAGGATGATTAAACTTGACCCGACCTTGGAGGTCAAGAGAAACGGACTGCCGTACAAAACAGAGATTAATCAGTGAATCCCAACCCTGATATATCGAACCTCAATCCATTCAAGAAGGGGCAGTCAGGCAACCCCAATGGTCGTCCACGCAAGTACGTCAGCACCTTGGTTGACCAAGGATACAAGCGGTCCGAAATCAACGATACCATCCAAAACATGATGGCGATGACTTTGGAGGAAGTAAAGGCGGTTTGGGACAACCCAACGGCAACGGTCCTCGAAAAGACCATCGCCTCGGCCATCCGCAAGTCCATCGAGAAGGGAACGCTCTACTCCATGGAAACGCTGCTATCACGGGTGTACGGTCAACCCAAGCAGGAGGTCGCTGCAACAATATCGCCTCAACCAATATGGCAGGGCGTAAAACTACAAGTTGACACCAACCACAACGGCAATCAAGATTGATGGATTCCGCAAGAGAGTCCGAATAGTCCAAGGCGGTTCATCGGCAGGCAAGACCTTTGCCATCCTGTCCCTGCTCTACTCCTATGCAGCCAACCCCGAATGCGGTCCGCTTGAGATTTCGGTAGTTTCCGAATCCATCCCCCACCTTCGCAGGGGTGCGCTCAAGGACTTTCTTAAGATGCTCAACATGACAGGGCTTTACCAAGAGGAACTTTACAACCGAACCCTGCTCCGATACGACTTCCCGCATGGCTCCTACATCGAGTTCTTTTCCGCTGACCAGAGCGACAAGATGCGAGGGGCAAGGAGGGACGTGCTGTTTGTGAACGAGGCGAACAACATCACATGGGAAGCCTATCACCAACTGGCAATCAGGACAAGGACCGCTATCTACATTGACTACAATCCAGTCCGAGAGTTTTGGGCGCATACCGAATTGATGCAGGACATCGATGCGGAGTTCCTGCTCGTTACCTACAAGGACAACCAAGCCCTTGACCCTGCCATCATCCGAGAGATTGAAAAGGCCAAGACCAAAGCCGAAACGTCTGCGTATTGGGCGAACTGGTGGAAGGTCTATGGACTTGGTCAGGTCGGGACGCTTCAGGGTGCGATATACGAGGACTTCGAGGTGGTGGAGGGTATAGATGTCAGCCGTGCGAAATTCGTCGCCTTGGGGCTTGACTGGGGCTTTAGCAACGACCCAACCGCACTCGTAGCAATATACCGCCAAGGGGAATGCTTGCT